CGTCAACAATTACGTCCCGTGGAAGTTTAACTTCTCCAACAACAGATACGCTTAAAGCTGCGCTTTATCTTGCCTCGGCCACAATCAACGCGGCAACAACTGCGTATACGGCTACTGGTGAAGTAACGGGTACTAACTATACCGCTGGCGGTATAACGGTAACAAACGCAACTGGGCCGTTATCAAGCAACAGTTCAGCTACTGCTGGTGTGGGGTATTGGACTCCTTCTGGATCATTGGTGTACACAAACGTCACGCTTTCGACGGCGTTTGACACTGTGTTGATTTACAACTCGACGCAAAGTAACAAGGCAATTAGTGTTCATACCTTTGGTTCACAGACTGTGACCGCTGGTACGTTCACGTTGACGATGCCAAGTAACACGACCAGTACCGCATTGCTTCGTTTGGCTACGACTTAAAGGGTTGTAATGACCGTATCGTTAAAACATGCTTTTGCCAGCGCGAAAGCGGACGGTGCAGACTCGACCCTTGTTCAGCCATCGAATTGGAACGCCGAGCATACCCTTCAATTAGCAACTAATCGGCTTCTTGGTAGGACAACCGCTGGAACGGGTGTAGTAGAAGAGATTTCTGTAGCAGGAAGTCTCACCCTTGCTGGCGGTGTATTAACGGGTACAGGCGGTGGCAGTCCAAACCTTGACGGTGGAACGCCAACAAGTAACTATGGCGGGATTACCGCGATTGACGGAGGAACGCCATAATGGCTGTTCAGATTCAGCTTAGAAACGGAACCGCCTCGCAGTGGACCTCTGCTAACCCAACCCTTGCTGTTGGCGAGATGGGCGCTGAGACTGATACCGGAAGATTTAAGATTGGTACAGGCTCAACGGCTTGGAACAGCCTTGGCTATTCACTTGGGGTTGCGTCTAAAGGAACGTATTCCGGCGCAACGCAATACTATGTAAACGACATTGTTCTATACAACAGTTCAAGTTACATCTGTATCCTAGCCTCGTTAGGTAATCTTCCAACCAACGGAACTTATTGGAACCTTTTGGTTCAGGCTGGCGCTGTCTCATCTGTAGCGCAAACATTTACTGGCGGTATTGTTTCGGTTGCCGGTTCTCCAATTACAGGATCAGGAACGCTGGCTTTGACGGTCGCTGGCACTAGCGGCGGTGTTCCTTATTTTTCAAGCAGTAGTGCTTGGGCATCCTCGGCTGCGTTGGCAGCTAATGCTCTGGTTATTGGTGGAGGTGCTGGCGCGGCCCCTGCAACGACTACAACTGGGACTGGCGTTCTTACATTCTTGGGAACCCCGTCAAGTGCCAATCTGTTGTCAGCTATGACTGATGAGACTGGCACTGGTTTGCTGGTATTTAATAGCGCCCCTGCGTTGACCAACCCAACGGTTACGAACTACGTTGAGACGCTTCACTCGGCCAATACCGGCACAGCAATTACAGTTGATTTAACAAACGGTACGGTTCAGAACCTGACGCTGACGGGTAACGCCACAATCACGATGCCCACGGCGGTAGCGGGTAAGTCATTCATTATCATCTTGTCTCAAGACGGAACTGGCGGCAGAACGGTTACTTGGTCAACTGTATCTTGGCCTTCTGCTACAGCGCCAACAGTCACCAGCACCGCGAGCAAACGGGATATTTTCTCGTTCTTCTCTAATGGATCAAGCTGGTTTGGAACCACTATCGGCCAGAACTACACATAATGTTTGCTGCATCTAAATCAAGCCGAGTAGCGGCGGTTGCTACGGACCCGTTTTTTCCGTATGTCCCGTTGCTGTTAAATACAACCAGCACTAACGGGCAGCAGAACAACACGTTCTTAGATTCTTCAACGAACAACTTCACCATTACCCGCAACGGAACGCCGACGCAGGGTTCTGTGACTCCGTATTGGCCTAATGGGTATTGGAGTAACTTTTTTAGTGGAACTACTCAATATGTTAGTGTTGGTGGAACCACATCTTTATCTGCAAATTTTACAATAGAGTTTTGGTTTTTTCCAACTGCTTCTGCAAATAGTAATTTTTTTGGTATAGATGACACGCAAAATCCAAACTCTTTAGCCTGCACATATAATGCAGGTGGCCCAACTATTAATGTTTTTGCTGATGCGGGAACCCCAATTAGCGGCGGCGCCCCATTAGTTTTAAATTCTTGGAATCATGTAGCATTGGTTAGAAGCGGTTCTACTGTAACCGTATATGTAAATGGGGTTCAAAAAGCTACTGGTAGCGTCCCCAATGCCATTAGCGGCTCCTTGCAAATTGGAAGATGGTTAGATTCCGGGTCATACACAAATGGTATTACTGGGTACCTATCTAATTTTAAGGTTTCAAATACCAACATATATAGTGGAAGCACTTTTTCTGTTCCAACTTCTCCATTAACATCTTCTGCAAATACTTTATTACTAACCTTACAAGACAACAGGGTAAAAGACAATTCTTCAAGTCCAAAAACATTAACTGTTTCTGGTTCCCCCCGAACCCAAGCATTCCAGCCGTTCTCACCAACGGCTTCCTACACTGCTGCGGCGTATGGGGGAAGTGGGTATTTTAATGGCAGTACGGACTACTTGAGTTTGGCAAGCAGTGCCGCTTTTGGTGTTGGAACCGGAGATCTAACAATTGAAGCGTGGGTTTACTGCACTTCTTTGTCTAATGTGTATCAAGGAATTATTTCAACAAGGGTTGAAACACCTGCAAATTACCCCGGTCTTGGTTTGGTGATTGACAATAGCAGAATACAATTTACTATCTTAAATTTAAGCGGAGCTTTGACTGATAGTGCAAACATTCCATTAAACCAATGGGTTCATGTTGCTGGAGTTAGGTCCGGAACAAATGCGGCCTTGTTTGTAAACGGGGTAAGAAAGGCATCTGGCACAAACTCAGAAAACGGGACTGCGGCCACTCTTGTTATTGGAAGATATTACACCGGGTCTAATAATTACTATATAAACGGTAATCTTTCTAACATTCGATTGGTCAAGGGAACGGCGGTTTATGACCCAACTCTAACCACTCTTACCGTTCCAACAACACCGCTAACAGCAATCACCAACACCAGCCTCTTGACCAACTTCACCAACGCGGGGATCTACGACGCTGCGGTGCAGAACAATGTGATTACAGTTGGAGACGCTCAGGCGTCAACCACGCAGTCTAAGTGGCCTCCGACAAGCATGAAGTTTGATGGGACTGGAGACTGGTTGACTGCTATAGACAATCCGCAGCTTCAGCTTGGTACGGGCGATTTTACGATTGACGGATGGCTGTACCTGTCTGCAAACGGCGTTGTTTACGGGCTTGTCAGCAAGGGAACGGCGACAACGGGATGGTCGGTCAACGTAACAGTATTAAACAAACTTCAGTTTAGCTATACGGCGTCCAACTTGACTGGCACAACAACATTAGCCACAGGCACTTGGTATTATTTTGCTGTTGTTCGATCTGGTAGTGCAACCGGAAACCTCAAGGTTTATCTAAACGGATCGGTTGAAGCAACTAGCGGCGGCGCTGTGACGGACAACTTTAACCAAACAAATATTCTGTATGTTGGTGCGGATCGGGTTGGCGCAATGCCTGTAAACGGATACTTGCAAGACGTTCGGATTACCAAATACGCACGCACCATCACGACGCCAACAGCAGCATTCTTTACGAGGTAATTATGCAACTCGCCAATCAAGATCTGGTCATAAAAGACCACACTGAGTGGTTCCCCAACACATCGTTTGGTGACCGTGGTCCAGCTTTTGATTGGATTGCCGAGCAGGGCTACTACGTTATCACGGTGTGGAAACCCTACGACCACAACACAGAGAAGCTGGTATCTGCTGCCCCGCATCTGTATGACGGGATGTGCTGCATCGTTGACGTTGAGCCGCTGACTGTTGAAGAACTTCAATCACGTATTGATACCCAGTGGCAGGTGATTCGTAACCAGCGCAATCAGCTACTCAAGGATACGGACTGGACGCAGGTGGCAGATGCTCCGGTAGACAAAGCAAAATGGGCTACTTACCGACAGGCACTTCGTGATATAACTCTACAATCTGACCCGTTTAAAATTGACTGGCCTAAATAGTAGTTGAGTCATGGCCGCAGCGTTTCAATCAACTGCGTTTGAACCGACTGCGTTTGAGGTTGGAAATGCGGTAATAGTTGCTCTAACCGGGGTTCAAGCCTCTGGTTTTGTTGCCACTGCTGACCCTTCATTATCGGTTGCGCTAACTAGCGTACTGGCTTCTGGCACTACAGGGGTCTTAAATACTGGCCGGTCACTAGATTCTGTTGCGGCTTCCGGCTCGGTCGGCAATGTTGCGTCTTCCATATCCGTAGCAATTACGGGGAATGAAGGTTCTGGTGAAGTTAATACTGTATCTTTACCCGGCAGCGCAGCACTAGAGCATGTGCTTGCTGATGGTTTTGTTGGGCAAGTTGGCTCTGAAAGAATAGTTGCTATTACCGGGACATCGGCTTCCGTTGCAGTTAGTTCTGTAGATTTAAACCAGTCGGCGGATCTTCCATCTGTTTTTGCTGATGGTGCGCCCGGAAACGTAACGGTTGCCAACCGAGATATTGCGCTTACTGGAGATTTGGCTTCTGGATTTGTTAATACACCCGTAGCAAATACAAGCGTTGGGCTATCGGGAACAGCCGCATCCGGGTCAGTTGGGGACGTAAAGTTTACGCCGGGGTTGACGGGGGTTCTTGCGTCAGGTTTAGTTTTAGCTGTTAACCCCTCAATTGAAGTTGCCCTGTCAGGAGTTTCTGCTTCCGGGGAAACTGGCAATATAGCTTTCTCTTTACTTCTAACAAGTAACAGTGCAAATGGATTTGTTAACGAGACTCAATCAGGGACTTCAATTGGTCTAACCGGAAACGCAGCTACAGCATCTGTCAATTCAATAGGCTACACAGTTGCTTTATCTGGCGTATCTGCCTCTGGCAGTGTTAACAATGTTACCCCCGCATCAGATGCCGCTGGAACACAGGCTGCGGGGTCAGTTGGGAATACAGGGGTAAGCCAAACGATTTTGTTAACCGGGGCATCGGCAAGTGGTTCTGTTGGCACTGTAATTGCAGAAATTTTTTACGGGGCTGTTATTTCTGGCGTAGCTGCTAGTGGGTCCGTACAATCAGTTTCGATTGGTGCGCGGCTTATTGCTATTACGGGATGCCCTGCTTTGGGTCAGATTGGTACTATATACCCAATGAATTGGATGGTCATTAACGATAATCAGAATCCAAATTGGGTTGATATAAATGATACTCAGTCTCCTAATTGGCAACTTGTCGAAGACTTACAATAACGAGGTGATTTGGTGAGTTTGGGTTGGGGCGACAGTACATGGGGTGCAAATGGCTGGGGTGGCACTCGTGCTGCAACCAGCAACCTTGCGTCTGGAACCCTTGGAACTTTTGGGAAAAGTCAGACAGTAGCTTTAAACTCGGCTATTGCAAACGGGGCAGTAAACACAACAGCTTCAATCAAATCAAAAGCTTTAACATCTAGCCTCGCTTCCGGTTCAATTGGAACAGTCACAACCAGCCGTTCATTAGCTTTAACATCTGCTTTAACAACTTATGGCTGGGGTGACAATACATGGGGGGCAGGTGGTTGGGGTGGAATACTACCAAACGCCTTAGTATCTTCTGTTGTTGCAACTTATTCTTTCCCACTAACTGGGTTAGAGGCTTCTGGGACTGTTGGATACGTTACAAGATCTCCGGCATTAACAAATGTTCTTGGATCTGGGTTTGTAGGTAGCGTAACGACAAGTAGGGTTGTTGGTTTAAATGGAACTAGCGCAACTGGGGCGGTAGGTTTTGTATCCAAGTTAATTCAAATAACGGCTGTGTTGACATCGGGTACGGTTGGTAGCATAACCACATCCAGATCGTTAGGTTTAAACAGCACATTAGCAACCGGGACAATGGGCAATGTAGGTTTAAATTTAAGCAAAGCTCTTACAAATGTAATTGCAAACGGAGCGGTCAATTCTGTATCTCCAACTCAGTTTTTAACGAATGTACTGGCAACAGGTTTGATCGGAACAGTTAAAGGTTCTGTTAGCCCATCTTTAATTGGCGCTCAGGCAAATGGGTTTGCTGGGGATATAACGTCAAGCCCAACCATCCAGTTGTCTAGTGCGTCGGCTTCGGGACTAGTTGGAAAGTTGGTTGCCGCGCCACCTTTAAACAACGTTCGTGCGTCTGGACTTGTTGTGGCTCCGGGGGTTACAATATCAATGCCCATTAGTGGAGTTGATTCGCTGGGGTCCGCTGGGTCTATGAGAGTAGGCGTAAACATACAGGGTGTGGCAGCAACCGGCGGTGCTGGCAATGTGGTATTTAACAAAGTTTTTCAGTTATCCGGAGTGTCAGCAAGAGGTGATGTAGGCAACATGGGATACCGTTATTGGGTAAACATTGACGATACTCAGACACCCAATTGGACACCCATTGACAACCAAGAATCGCCATTCTGGACGGAAATCACGACAATTTAAGGATTGACATGGCAACTACAAACTACACCTCTCTTCTCGGGCTTGCTCTTCCTACCCAAGGTGATCTATCTGGGCAGTGGGGTAATGAGGTCAATAACTACATAACAACTTATTTAGATTCTGCGATTGCGGGGCAGTTGGCGATTTCGCTGACGGGTAACTTAACTCTTACCAAAGCCACAGGCACAAGTCTTAGCTCTACGTCATCCCAGTATGCGATTCTGAACGTAACGCCCAGTGCAAGTACATGGACGATCACCGTCCCAGCGGCGAGTCAGATTTACCATATCAACAACCTGTCGAGCACCCACACCTTTACGATTAAAGCGTCAGGACAAACCGGCTTTGTGGTTGCTGCTGCTGAGAAATGCGTTGTTGCATATAACGGCACTGACTTTGTTCGCGTAGGCAGCACATCTGTCTTTGGTGCGCCAAGCACGGCGATGACGCTGGACGCCTCCGGTAACCTGCTGGTCGGGGAAACGTCAGCCAAATACTCTGCTGCAAATCGTGGCTTGATTGAGGTCAACGGAACAAGCTCTGCTTTACTTGGTTTATCCGTAAACAACACTGCCGCCGGTTATTTGTCTAGTAATGGTGTAAGTGTATCTGTTGGTGCCCCACCGGGGTACAACATACTATTTGACATCAACGGCGAAAAGATGCGCCTCGACTCCTCCGGCAACCTGCTGGTGGGGAAAACAGTAACTAGCGACTCAACGGTTGGAAATGTAATTGCTCCAACTTACATTTTTGCAACGCGAGACGGAGCAGCACCTTTAAATCTTCGTCGATTGACTGACGACGGTGAAATTGTTACGTTTTTTAGCCGAACTAATGGTGGTGTAAGCGGTACTATTTCTATTACGTCCACAACAACAGCATATAACACATCTTCAGACTACCGACTTAAAGAAAACATCCAGCCGATGCAAAACGCATTGGCTAAAGTTGATGCGCTTAAACCCGTTACTTACAACTGGAAATTAAACGGTTCTGACGGTGAGGGTTTCATTGCACATGAACTTGCTGAAGTTTGCCCCCATGCCGTGACTGGTGAAAAAGATGCAGTCAACGAAGACGGTTCTATTAAGTCCCAAGGTATTGACACATCATTCCTTGTAGCCACCCTGACTGCTGCTTTGCAAGAAGCGCATAGTTTGATTAAAGACCTGCAAATCCGTGTATCTCAACTGGAGGCCAAATAATGGCAACTGTATTTAACTGGAAAATTGAGCAACTCAACTGCTACCCCCAAGCCGAAGGGCAGACGGATGTAGTGTTCACCGTTCACTGGCGCTTGACCGGCACAGACGGAACCTACTCTGGCACGGTCTACTCGACCTGCGGTGTAACCTATGTAGCTGGTACACCATACACGCCCTACGCTGATCTGACGCAAGACCAAGTGCTTGGATGGATCTGGGCTAACGGTGTAGACAAAGACTCTGCCGAAGCTGCTGTACAGACGCAGATTAACAATCAGATCAACCCCCCTGTCGTTTCACCTCAACTTCCTTGGATTAACTAAATGGATAACATCACTCTTACCCTGACCCTGACGCAAATCAACATCATCATGGCTGCTCTGGGCAAAGCCCCTTACGAAGCGGTTGCTGATGTTGTTCAGGCAATCCGTGAACAGGCAGTGCCGCAAGTGCCAAAACAAGATTGAAAGTAACTCTGTTGTCTTACGCACTCGGTAAAATACCGGCGGGCATCCGCCCGTCTAACCCCGGAGATTTCCATGAAAGACCAAATTATTGAAATTCTTGAAGGCTCTGAGCCTATCGATGCGCTGAACGTTCTGTTTTCCGCTGTCTACGCAGTTGCTTCGGCAAACGGCGTAAGCGAGTTCACGTTGAGCAGCCTCTTCTCTTCTAACATCGAAGCTCAATTTGAGATTGACGCCGAGAAAGAAGAAGAAGAAGAAGAAGAAGACGAGCAAACTGACGACTAACACCCCGGTAGGGGTGTCATTGTGCCCTCACAATACTGTGATATTAGCTGGGTTCCCCAATAAGGAACCCAGCTATGATAGTCAAGGTATCTGATAAAGACTTCTTGGAGGCTTGGGAAAAGCACAAGTCCCCGGCAGCACTTGCAAAGTTGTTTAAAATGTCTGAACGCCGCGTCCACAGCAGGCGACGTTCATTAGAAAACCGTTTAAACATCAAGCTCACTGCTGAAAAACTAATCCCACCACACCTAAAGAAAGCCCGCCATCAAGCAGGTTTAACAGACGGGATAGTTCTAGTATTTAGTGATGCCCACTTCTGGCCCGGCATCAGAAGCACCGCGTTTAAAGGTCTTCTGTGGGCAATCAAAGAACTCAAGCCCCACGTCATCATTAACAACGGAGACGCATTTGATGGTGCCGCGATCAGCAGATATCCTAGAATTGGTTGGGGTCATCAGCCCTCGGTTCGACAGGAGCTAGAAGCTTGTCAGGAAGCTCTAGGAGAGATTGAAAAAGCAGCACACAAGGCTAGGCACCACACACAACTGATATGGCCTTTGGGCAATCATGACAGCCGATTTGAGACTAAGTTAGCTCAGTCGGCATCAGAGTTTGAAGGGGTTTCAGGTTTATCTCTCAAAGACCATTTCCCCAAATGGCATGCTTGTTGGTCATGTTGGTTAACTGATAACGTGATTGTCAAACACCGATATAAGGGTGGCATTCACGCTACGCATCAGAATACCCAGTCAGCCGGGATTTCGATAGTAACTGGGCATCTACACAGTTTAAAATGTACCCCGTACAGTGACTACCGGGGCACGAGATTTGGGGTCGATACCGGAACATTGGCAGAGATCGATGGTCCACAGTTTATGGACTATCTGGAAGATTCGCCTGTAAACTGGAGATCTGGCTTCGCGGTTCTTACATTCAAGGACTCAAAGATGTTATGGCCGGAGTTGGTAAGTAAGCACGAAGATGGGATAATAGACTTTCGTGGTCAACTCATTGATGTAAGTGGGTTCTAATGGAAGTAATTGACCTTTTCTTCAAGGCATGGCCGGTTCTGTTAGCGATCATTACGCTTATCGTTGTGCTGTCCAAGCTTGACCTTAGAGTTGCGGTGCTTGAGGAAAAGGTAAAAAGTGCTTTTGAGATCATCAACAAGATGAAGGACAAGCAATGAGCGAGAAACTTGAGGCTAAAAGTCAGTTAATAGAGAAGACTGCATTTGCTGTCCTGCCGATTTTGTTCACTTGTGTTGTTTATCTGATGTCTGCTCTAGACAAACTCACGCATGAGGTCACTGTACTTAACGCCAAGATCAGCCTTGTGGTTACATCTGACAACAAACAAGCCGTGAACTCTGGTGCTGAACTTGCAAGGGAAAAATTGCGGCAAGAGCTTGAGAAAGAGATTCAACGCAACCGCGACATGATTCACGATAATCAGAAGCACATCAGCATCATCGAAGACCGGATGGCGAGGAAATAATGGCTGACTTCAATCCCGCATTTGACAAGATGATCGTCGATGAAGGCGGTTATGTTTTACACACTGTTGCCGGGGATACCGGGGGAATGACTTATGCAGGAATTGCACGCAACTCAAATCCTCAGTGGCCGGGATGGAACCTTATTGACCACGGCGCTATCGACAATCCGCTCCTTACTGGGATGGTGCGTAACTTTTATAAAGTTGAGTTTTGGGATCGTATCCGAGGGGATGAGCTTACGAGCCAAGTTGTTGCGGAAAACCTCTTCAACTTTGGGGTAAACACCGGCATCAAAGTTGCAGTCAAACTAGCTCAGTTGATTGTGGGCGCTACTCCAGATGGCGCGATTGGCGATGTGACCATGCAAAAGTTCAACAATGTTGAACCCGAAGCGTTTAGGAAAGCTTATGCTTTGGCAAAGATTACTCGATACGCCGACATTTGCAATAAAAACAAAACTCAATCCAAATTTCTTCTTGGTTGGATTAATCGAACTTTGAAAGGGCTTAAGTAATGGATCTGATTGGTATTGGGTCAATCATTGAAGGAGTTGGCAAAGTTGCGGATTCGCTTATTACGACCGACAAAGAACGGGCAGAGATGGCGCTGGAAGAGCGCAAACTCGATCTGGAGGAAAAGAAAATTGACCAAGCCACTGATTTGGCACAGGTCGAGATTAACAAGATTGAAGCTGGCTCTTCTAGCTTATTTGTCTCTGGCTGGCGTCCTGCTGTCGGGTGGATTGGGGTTGCTGGCTTGGCTTACCAGTTCTTAGGTTACCCGTTGATGCAGTGGCTATGGGCTTTTGGGCAGGGTTACGATATCATTCCTAAAGGTTTAAACCCGCCGCCGGATCTTGATGTTGAGCAACTGATGACGCTGCTTGCCGGTTTGCTTGGGTTTGGCGGTATGCGTAGCTTTGAAAAGCACAAGGGCGTAGCGAGCAAGTAATGCCACTTAAGAAGATACTGTTTAAACCCGGAGTTAACAAAGAAAACACACGCTATACAACCGAAGGCGGGTGGTACGAATCTGACAAGGTTCGTTTTCGTCAAGGAACTCCGGAAAAAATTGGCGGATGGCTTCAGGTTTCTGCCAGTAAATTCCTTGGTGTCTGCCGGTCTTTGTGGAACTGGGTAACCCTTTCAGGGCAGAACCTGCTTGGCGTTGGCACAAACCTAAAGTTTTACATTGAAAACGGTGGTGCGTATTACGACATCACCCCTATTAGAACTTCGGCAACGCTTAGTTCTAACCCGTTTGCGGTCAACGGCACTACAAATGTAGTCACTGTCACCGCCACAGGTCACGGCGCAATTGACGGGGACTACGTTACGTTCAGTGGTTCTACGCTTGCTGACTTTAACGCCCAATTCAGCATTACGTATGTAAATGCTAATTCCTACACCATTACTACGCCCACCGTAATCACTCCGGCGGGAAACAAAGGTGGTTCTGCGGTTGTTGCTGTGTATCAAATTAATGTTGGTGCCGCCTCTGTCACCCCTATTACTGGGTGGGGCGCTGGGACTTGGGGAACCCCGCCAACAGTTGCTCCTCCATCTACTGTAGGTACTTGGGGTTATGGTGTTTCTTCCACTTACAGCATTCGTCTGTGGAATCAAATAAATTGGGGACAGAACCTAGTGTACGGGTTCCGTGGCGGTCCTTTGTATTATTGGGATGCTGCAATTGGATACGCAACCACAGTGGTTAGCATTTCTTTTGCCTCCCCTGCTGTGGTTACGTCTGTCGTTACTATAGCTACAGGCACCCCATTTACGTTTTCAACATCAGGAACTCTCCCTACTGGACTGACTCCGGGCGTAACGTATTACGCAATTGCATCCACTGGGACATCGTTTAATGTGTCATTGACTGCTGGCGGCGCAGCCATTAATACCACGGGTGCGGGCAGCGGGACTCACTACATCAATCCCAACGGCGTACTACTATCCAGTCTTGCCGGTTCTGATGGGTATGCTCCTCTTTACCAAAACACAATGACCGTATCGGATGCAAGCAGATTTTTGCTTGTGTTTGGTACAAATGATTATGGGTCAAGCACATTAGATCCAATGTTGATACGTTGGTCAGACCAAGAGTCATTAACCACTTGGTATCCAGCAGCAACGAATCAAGCAGGAAGTATTCGTTTATCTCATGGCTCAGAAATAGTTACGGTGCTACAAAGTCGGCAAGAGATTCTTGTTTGGACCGATTCTAGTCTCTATGCTTTGCAATACGTTGGGCCATCTGCTGTATGGCAAGTTCAATTGCTTGCAGACAACATTTCAATCGCAAGCCCTAATGCGGTTGCTTTGGCATCTGGTGTTGTATATTGGATGGGCGTAGATAAGTTTTACAAATACGACGGTCGAGTTCAAACCTTGCGTTGTGACTTGCGTCAATACATATTTGATGAAACTCTAAACAAAAACGAATTTGATCAAGTGTTTGCAAGTACAAACGAAGGGTTTAATGAAGTTTGGTTTTTCTATGTTCCAAAAGGCTCAAGCACTGTAGGGCTTTATGCCGTATATAACTATTTTGAAAACAATGGAAACGGGGATGTTGGGGTTTGGTATTACGGATCAATGGCAAGAACCGCTTGGATCGATGGTGGATTGCTTGATTATCCAACGGCAGCAACCTATAGCTATAACCTTGTTCAACATGAATATGGTTTAAACGATTGCACTGATTCTGTTACAGGTTTGCCAATTGAAGCTTACATAAATTCTTCTCAATTTGACATTGAGGATGGTCAAAACTTTGGGTTTGTCTGGCGTCTTGTTCCAGACATAACCTTTCGTGGTTCGACCGCAACCTCCCCTACTGCCACAATGACTTTGTTGCCTCTTCAAAACTCTGGTTCCGGTTATAACAACCCAACCTCTGTTGGGGGCACAAGCTATGCGTCTATATCTAACAGTGGCAATCAGTCAATCACTGTTGGCGGCAAAGCTTATACAATTGAACAGTTTACTGGTCAGGTATATACCCGTGTGCGCGGTCGCCAAATGTCTTTCTCTATCTATTCCAATCAACTAGATACAACGTGGCAGCTTGGTGCTCCTCGTATTGACATTAGAGCGGATGGAAGACGATGAGTAATATTGCAGCCCCACGCTTACCCAACTCAACGGTTGAGTACGATCAGAACTACATTAATGAACTAACCAATATTTTACGGCTGTACTTCAATCAAATCGATAGCGCGGTTAATCGACTAAGCACCCCGGTAACGGTAGATCAGTTATCAAGCGCGGTTGTGTCCGGCGTAGGAGCCAGAAGGTTTGTTATTGATTCTTCTGTGTCTACATTTGGAACCACGGTGGCCGGTGGCGGTTCAAATAAAGTTCCTGTGTATTCAGACGGTACAAACTGGAAGGTGGGTTAATTATGGGGATTTTTGACAATCTATTTTTGTTTCGGCGTTATAAAAAGGTTTAATCATGCCTTGGGTAGCATTTCCAGCCGGAACCGGCCAAGATGACCAGTTTTACTGGGTAGAAGACGACCCCGCTGTACTAGCAAGACAACAAGAAGAGGAGATTGCTAGACAGCAAGCAGAAGCTGCACGTATTGAACAATTAAAACCCTTAATGGCAGAGCTTGGTGGAGATAGCCCACAAGCCAGAGCTATTGCTGAAGGACTTCAAAAGCAAGGCATTACAAGCACCAAAGACATTGAGTATAAAAAAGTACCAGCAACAGAACGTGTTTCTATGTTTGCCACTCGCGGGCCTAATGGAAATCTTCCATTAGGAATTTACGACGAGTATGGAGGTCCGGTTGGTGGCATTACAAAGGTCGGCGAAAGAATTACAGAGCCAAGTTTTAGTGATAATGGGTATAACCCCGGCGAGTTAGTTTGGGATGTAGAGCGTCCAACCGGAGAATATATTAGCAGCTTTATAAATAAAAAAACAAATCAACCTATAAACCCCAATCGTGTTGGAATCATTCAAAACGGTCAAGCGGGAGTTGAAGGCGGAGATGTATTCTTTAATTTAAACGCTGACGAAAGTGGTAATGTTAAGTTTGACCCGCAGTGGAGTCCTCGCTCAAAGGGGTTTTTGGGTAGCGGTCTAGGTCAAGCAATCTTGTCTTTGGGATCTATAATTCCCAATCCCCTTACGCCCGCTTTTGTTGCAGCTAAAGCTGGTTATGCCTTGGCTCATGACCAACCATTACAAGCTTTAGCAGCCGTTCTTCCTTATGGTTTGCAAGAGCTTGCAACTGCTGGCAATTTGTCTAGCCTTGCGGGTAGTGCTGATTTTGTCCCCACCGCCGCAACATCAGCAGGAAAGATTGCCGAAGCCGTTGGGATTCCAAGCGCATATGCTGATGCGGCTGGCAGGGCTGGAGTTGCGGCTTTAAGATCAGGATTGACTGGCGGCGACATAGGGAAAGCCCTTCTCATGTCCCAGCTTCCATCACCCGGAAGTTTTGTAAAAGATGCGGGAGACTTCTCTAAAGGGATTGCCGGGTTTGATGTTGGCGATACATCAGAGTTTGATTCTAATGCGCTCAAAGAATTGGATGGTTGGAATAGCTGGGAAGGCGGAGACAATCTCAACGCTCTTGATACTGTTATCATTAGGCCAACCCTGAGTGATTACGGCGACCCTGACTATGTAACTCCTTTTGGTCAGGGAATGGTGGACGACACATGGACGACCGAAGGTGTTCCGTATGAGCTTCCTAATGACCCTAACTATGTGACCCCTCCGGGTCAAGGTATGGTGGACGATGCATGGACAACTGAAGGCATCCCATCAGTCTCTCCCAGTCAACCAACAAAACCCAGTGCACCAACAAAACCCAGTGGATCAACAAACCCCAAACTTGATCTAAACGGTTTGCTTTCATTGTTTGCTCTTGGCTCTACGTTTAATCAACCAAAACTTGATGCAAAGTTTGAAAACTTCCAATCGCCTACTGACTTAAAAGGTGGGTATTCTTTTGATTGGAACGCTCAACCGTTTAAACAACCCGAAGGCGGCAACGCTTACAGTCAGGACTATTACGGGCAACACTGGAATAAAACTATGGCACAAGGCGGCATAACATCCATACCGTTTGCACACACTGTTGGGGATAGCGGTGTTCACGCAAATAAGCCTTCCAGTATTGCTACTCAGGTAATACAACATCTGCGTAACGGTGGGCATGTTATGGACGACAAGGCTCATTCAGAGGTCAAGTATCTTGCCAGCAAAGGCGAACCAGTTCATCATATCGTTGGCTTTATGAAGCACCGGATGGGGGGTATTACATCCCTAGGCTCTTACTCCGATGGCGGTCAGCTTCTCAAAGGCCCCGGCGATGGTATGTCTGATGACATCCCCGCCACTATCGCAGACAAGCAACCTGCCCGTCTTGCGAACGAAGAGTTTGTAATCCCCGCTGATGTTGTTTCTCATCTTGGGAATGGCTCCTCTGAGTCCGGCGCAAAGGTTCTATACGACATGATGGCTAAAGTGCGAAAGGCTAGAACCGGGAATCCAAAACAAGGCAAACAGATTGATGCCCACAAATTCATGCCAAAGGTTTAAACATGCCTAATTTCTTTAACCCATCGCTGTCAAACACGCCAAGATATAAAGGGGAAACCTCAACTCCCGGCGTAACTCCATATGCAGAAGACCTTCTAAAGCGCGGGCAAGCATTTACAAGCGCGGGAGTTCCTGTTTACGGCGGTCAGTTAACCACTGGACCGTCTAGCTATCAGAACCAAGCTTGGCAAGGGCTGTCTAACCTAACGCTTCCTAAGAATCTTACAGAAGCAGGGACCGCACTAGGGAATATCTCTAGTCAACAGCAGGGCCTTTCTTACGATCCAACTAAATTTACTACTGGCACATTTGGAAACGAACAAGCTCTTCAGTACATGAATCCGTACATTGAAGCAGCTTTAAATCCTCAATTGGATTTGTTGCAGCGCAGAGCAGCCATAAACCAACAAGCTGATATGGCTAAGTTAGCACAGGCTGGCGCGTTTGGAGGCTCTAGGCAAGCAATTCTTCAGGGCTTAACCCAAGAGAACTTGCTTAGGGAACAGGCAGCAACTGCCGGTACTGGGTATGAAAAGGCTTATAACGCCGCTATGGCTCAGTTTAATGCCGATCAAGCGCGAGATATGGAGGCTCAAAAAGCTTCTGAACAAAGCAAGCAATATGGCGCTGGATATAAACAGACTGGGTTATCGAATGCGGCAAGCGCAGAACAGGCAAGAGCAGCAGTAGGTGCCAATGAAGCTCAGTATGGTTTGCAAAATTTAAACGCTCTTTCTGCTGCTGGCGCTCAACAGCAAGAGCTTGAGCAAGCCGCCTTGAATGCTCAGTACAAAGATTGGCTACGCCAAACTGATTACCCCGGCAAGCAGCTTGACATGCAAAAGGGGCTTATTAGCTCATTGGCTCCCTATATGCCTAAGAGTGAAGTTGCATATGGTCAGAAAGAAAGCGGTTTGCAACAAACTGCTGGCGGCGTAGCAGCAATTACAAAACTTGCCAAAGACATGGGCATTAACTCTTATACTGATTTAGCAAAAGCGTTTGGCACTTCTGTTGATGCATTGAAAGGTGTATTTGGTATCACTGCGGCTTCAAGTGCTGGCTATGCTGACGATGAGTTTTCTCTAGCGGCTGAAGGTGGGTTGGCTGGTATGCTACACAAGATGCGAGGTCAAAAATGAACTTGATTCAAATCACTGAACAGTTGAAGAACCCCGCTATTAGCGTTCCTCAGTTGATGCAGTACGCAAACAACTCCAACCCTCAAGTGCCTTCATATGTTGCCCTCGCAGAAATGCAAAGACGGCAATCTATGCAAGCACCTGCACAAGCTCCTCAACAGACAGTGAAAGATCAGCTTGGCGCACAGCTAATGGGATTACCTGCTGCCCCCGGTGCAAATCCCGGTGCTGCACCGCAACAATCTCCGCAACAGCCGCAGGGAGCACAACCTCCGCCTATGCAGACTCCAATGCCGCAATCCCAACCTGCACTTCCCACTCAACCGGGAATGATGCCGGGGATGGCTGGCGGCGGTCTGACATCCATCCCTTTAAATTATGCTTCCGGTGGAATGATTGCTTTTGCTGATGGTGGATACCCTGCTGGGTATGAACTCCCGCAAGAGAAGACACTTGAAGATATTCGTTTGGAACGTGAAGCAGAAGAGCTTAAGCGAGGGATATCCCGAGATCCATACGCAGATGTTAAACGCCGCTACGCCGAAATCGAGGCAAGGCAAAAAGAAGCCGAGAAGGGCGCTGGCGCTAACAAAATAATTTCTTCTCTTGCTGCTATGGGTGCTGGTGGCCCACGCCAGTTTGGTGATGTTATGGCTTCATATGCCAATACATCCACAAACATTGAAAAAGAACAGCAGAAGCTTTCAGAGCAGAACGCTATGAAGATGGCGGATCTTCAAATGGCATTTGCCGAGAAAGAAGATGCTCGACGTAGGGGTGATTTGACTGGCGACCGCGCAGCGGAAGACAAGATTAAAACTTTACAAAGGGAAATTCTTGGACTTCGTCATCAGTACAAACAAGCTGAAGCTCAAACAACATCGGCTGGTGCCTCTGCTAAACAAGCAGAAACTCAAGCAAGCAAAGAAGCTTTTGACCAACAAAACTATCCAAAAGAGTTTGCACTCAAACAACAAGAAGTCCGAGCAAGGGTTGCTAACGCATTGCAAAAACCCGGCGAACTTCAGGTTATTGACAACATATATGCAGCACTAAAAGCAAAAGATCCAAAAGCAAGTTATCTTGATGCTGTTGAAAGTTATAAAATGGCCGGTGCCGGGGTTAACAAATCCGGTGTGCTTACATTCAAAGATGCTCTTGAACTAGCAGGTAAGAATCCTTTGCTTAAAGGTGATGCCTTGATTCAAGAGGCAAAGAGACTGATGGCTGGTCAAAGTGGTGGGGTTGCTGGGTTGCCTAGACCATCTGCCGGTAAAAGCCCTTACTCTGATAAATCTGACGCTGAAATCAAAGCTGCACTAGGAATCAAATAATGGCCGATTTGGATTTGCTGCTTGAAGCCGAGCGTCGAGGTCTGCTGCCCGCTGATAAACAAGGTCTTTTAAACGAGGCGCGGTCCAGAGGTTTGATTGGTGGTGGGATTCAATCCCTAAAGCAACCACCTAAAGAGCGCACTTGGGGTGAAGCGGCAACTGATATTGCGGCAAGCGTTGGTAAAGGCTTAGGTCAAACCCTACAGGTTCCGGGTCAGTTGTATGGACTGATTACCGGAGATATGGAGACTCCGCAGGGGCCTCCGCAAAACACAGAAGAAGCCCAAAAAGCTTTAGTAAGAGGGGCGGGTAACGCTGTTATGCCGGGAATGACTGGCATTCAGGGTCTTGGTAAACGACTTGAGGAATATTCCGAATCTAAGAAATCTGACGTTCTAAAAGCCAAAGAGGCAGAGCGCAATCGTCTTATTCAAGAAGCAGAAAGCAAAGGTCTTTTGGAACAGGCAAAAGCCGCTGGCGCTGCAACCATTACAGACCCCGCTCTTTTGACCAGCTTCTTGGCAGAGATGGCACCTAATATGTTGCCGGTTGGGGCTGCTGCGCGGCTTGGACGGGGCGTGGTGCTTGGCGGACAACTCGCCAAAGGGGTTGGACGAGAAGCTGCTGAATTGGCGGCGCAGAAGGCTGGAACCCGCGCAGCATTAGGCACTGGCGCTGTCATGCAAGGCGCTGATGTAGGTACAGACACCTATGAAGAGGCATACAGAGAACTTATTGCTAAGGATGTTCCTCCAGACCAAGCAAAGCAAAGAGCTTTAAACCTTGCGCGAGCTTCTGGTCTTAGTGCCGCTGCGGTCTCTCTGTTAGCCCAAAAACTTCCCGGCGCACGGCGATTGGAAGAATCGTTTGCCGGTAAGGCAGGTGTTGCAGGACGCGCTGTCGGTGCTGTCAAAACAGGGCTTGGAGAAAGTTACTCTGAAGGGTTTGAAGAAGCTGGCGGCGCATTTGGCAAGAACCTTGCAATGCGCGACATCAACCCTGAGTATGACCTAACCAAAGGGGTTGGCACGGCAGGGGCGTTAGGTGCTATTGGTGGGGTTGGTCTTGGTGGCGTCGCCGGTGCTTTGCAAAGACAGGCACCTACAGAAATGCCCAAAGAGGTTCCCCCGATACCAGAGCCTACAGAACCAAAAACGGTTGAGCCATTACGGATTGGGTACAGCCCAACGGTTGAAGATGTGGTTGAGAAAGACACTCTTCAAAACCCCGTGGGCAACTTCACGCCTAACGAACTCACACCTGAGATTGTGAAGTTTGTTAACAACCTTAGGAAAGAAGAAGGCAAACCTAAGCTCAAGGCATTCTCTATTGAAGACCTTGTAGAAGCTGGTGCTCCTCCGCAAGAGATTGACCGTTTGCTTGCCTATAAGAATCAGTTTGATGGATCGGTAACGCTCTCGGCAGCAGATGTAACTAACATTGCACAACAACGCAATGTAGATACTGAAACCAAAGGGTTTACAGATTTCCTTCGCAGGGCTACGGGGCAGGAAGATTTAACCCAGATGTCGCAGCCGCAGCTACATTCTGCGTTTGTTGCTTTAAACGCTCTTGATACGTCGCCGGAGCTTAGGGTTCTTCCTGAAGGAACCAACGCAGTTCGTTTCACTGACAAGCAATACGACAGAGGTCTTAGGGGTGTTGCATTTCAACTTGGTCAAAGTCCTGCTGTAGGGAGGACTAGTGTCATTCAACAAATCAAAGACTACACGGGACTTGAGAATGATCAAGATGCTCATGTTTTACTTCGTACAGCCATTAGGAATGGTGATCTTGAATCAAAGCGCGTACCTCAGTATGAAGTTGTAAATAATGAAGGTAAGGTTCAGTGGGTTAGTAATAGCAGGGAAGCTGCGTTGCGCGGTGCGGAAAAACGCGGGTTCAACGTTCGCGATGGATTCCGTGAAGAGATCTCATACCCCGGAGAGGCCACGCAACTACCCGGAGGCCCCGACATTCGCATGGGGATGTTTCAAGAAGGCGAAAGACCAGAGGGCTTTGAAATCAAAGCTGGAAGCACTGTTCTTAGTGTTTCTAACAATGAGACTGATGCCAACGAAAAAGCTGCGCGGCTAAGTGCTTTACGTGAGCAAGAAGCCAAAAGCACACAAAAGAATATTAACGAACTTAACAAAAAGATTCTTGCCAGCCAGAATGAACTTGAGCGGATGGAGGCCACCGGGCAGGGGAATTCATTAGAGTTTGCTCAACTGTCCGCAAGTGTCAACGCAGACAACCAAGCTCTTGTAGACCAGACCAACCAGCTAAAGAAAGATTTAAACGACTATCAGCAGCCAGTCACAGTAGTTCCAACCAAGTCCGTTACCCCTATCGTTCGTGAAGGGTTCACCTTCTTTGATAACGGCGCAGCGGTTGCATCCTTTCCAACGCAACAGCAAGCAGAAGAGTTTGCTCTTGCCCGTTTAAACAATGAAACGCTAACCAACATTGTTAACGTTGGCCCAACCCTAAAGGGGTTGATGCCTAAGCGTCTTGCAAAGATGGCTGAAGCGGAGCTTGCCTCTCGCGGTAGGACCGAACCCGGAATTGAAGTTAAGTTTGAAGGCACTGAAGAAGAAGCACGTGAGCGGCTTGCCAAACTTGGCATCTTTTCTGCTGATGTTCAATCTAAAGTGGCAGAACTTGAGAAAGCCCTGCTACCGGCTTTGCGTAAGCTTGGCCTTGAGCGAGTTGCTTTAAACATTGTAAGAGAGATTGAGAACAACGCAGAGGGTAACTATGCTGCGGGGGTCATCAAAATCTCTCTGGACAACGAACCCGGAAACTATCTGGGTGTTCTGCGCCATGAATCTATCCATGCTCTTAAAGAGTTGGGTGCCTTCACAGCTAAAGAGTGGGCAGTCCTAAACAAACAAGCTAAGGAAGTGTGGGTTCCTCAGTACATGAAGAACCGCGCAACTGAATACAAGGGCAAACAAACCTCTTTGTATGATGCCTACCGAGACATATATAAAAGAAACAAACTAAAAACCGGCGAAATCACACAAGAAGAATTTAACAACAATGATCCCAAGGCGCTTGCGGGGTTTGATGAGTACATCCAAGAGGAAGCTATTGCTGAAGCTTTCCGGTATTGGAAGCCTCAAGCTGGTTTCTTTGGAAACATGGGATACCGGCTTTCCAAGATGTTTGACGCTATCAAGAATGCGTTTAAAGGTCTTGGGTTTAGAACTGCCGACTCGGTCTTTGAGAAGGTCGAAGCAGGAAAGATGCGTCCGAAGGGTGAAGGTAAGGGAGAGGCAAAGTTTTCTTTGCGTCAATACAAACTTGATATTAAACGTCAAAAACGAGTTGTTCAGGAAATTGTTGATTTGCCTGTTAATGAACAAGCTGCTATTGAGCGTGATGCTCAAGAAATGGATTTACCAAAAGCAAGGGTTGATGAGCTAATTAAACAAGTAAAGGCTGATAAAAAACGATACCCCGAGAAACAGGGCTGGGCACCGCTTGAAGTTATTGGCATTGATGTTACATTGGACGATGAAGGAAAACCAATACGCGGAACCGAGGCTCCAAAGTATAAATCTATTCCTTATGAATACAATGTTCCAACAGGAAAAAACAAAGCGCCCACAAAGGTAGACCCAATATGGTTGGGCAAAGTAACCAAAGAATTTCAAAAACTTGTTCAACAGATTTACACTAGAGCAAGCAAAGGGGACACAAACGCACAAGGAATCATTGCACATCAAACTTGGTATAAGAACGTAGCCAAAACTCTTCGTAATGAATACGGTGGTTTTGGTGATGTACTGGCAGACCTTCTTGGTGCTACAAGCCCTAACACGCCTGTTGATACCAATTGGAGATTCTCCATTGATGTGATGCGCCGATTTGTGCGTGGCGACTTTAACTCTGATTTAGAAAAGTTTTCTAAACATCTTGAAGATGGAAAGCCCGCATCTTCTTTCCCTTCACAAGATAAGATTCGCCAGATAAGTGGCAAGCTTTATGGGATGAACTCCACGAATGCAATGCTTGCACTTGTGGATGCTTGGAGGCAAATCAAACCCGGACAAGCACCCAAAGCCCGTAACTTTGCCCTTAATCTTATTGGGCAATCAAACATTGCCACAATTGACGTATGGGCTGCGCGTATGTTGCGCCGCGCCGCAAATGCCATTTCAAAAGGCGAGTACGCTCGCATCCCCCCTCCTGCGGAGAAGGGGGTTTCTGGAGTTTGGAACACAGATGCAACAGAGATTACTGGTGCGTTTGGGTTTGGCGCAGAAGTTATGCGTCAGGTTTCTGCAAACCTAAAGAAGAAGGGCATCAACATTGAACCCCCAGACCTGCAAGCAATTGCTTGGTTTGCAGAAAAGGAATTGTGGGGGACCAAGGGTTGGACTTCAAAGGTAGGGGAAGGCGGTTCGTTTGAAGAGAACATTGAAAAGAATCCAGCAGACCGCTACTTGGCTGGGCATTCAATTCAAGTTGGGGAAACCACGCCACTTCCAGAAGACGTTTACAAAGTACAGCAGGACGTTCTTGATGTACTTCAAAAAGACCCAAGTGTTATTGCGGTTCGTGTCAAACCCACTAAGGGTTTGTACGGGGGGACGGTTGAAGAGTCATTTGATAGCGAGTGGGTTGTAGACAGAAACACGTTTAAACCTGATGTCATCGTTTCGAAGATTGCTGAAGTTTCAAAGGCCAACCAACAGTACGACATTTTTGTTTCTAGAGTTATTCCTCCTAACGAGGACAACCCCAACGCCAGACCCGGCATCGAACTGTACTTCAAGACCGAAGAAGATTTAAACAATGTAATGCCTATCCTCAAGTCCTTTACAGACAAAGGGCAGGATGGCTTTACGTTGGCTGTAGACCCACGTGCTACGGGCGATTCCAACTTGTACATGGGGGTACGGCTTCAGTACGTACCAGAAATCTCCATGCGCTGGGATGAAGAGCTTCGTGAGAAGCTAAAAAATCCTCAAGAACTTGAAAGGATTCTTGCGGAAAAAGCACAAACACTCGAAGACATTGCCAGCGAAATTTCTCAAGAAGAAGGCGTTGCTTACGCGGCAGTGTTACAGTACGACACAATAGTAATAGGGAAGGAAAACTACGATGCCTACATTAGCGGAGCAACTTCCGGGCAAGATAGCGCGGTTGGAGAAAAAGTTTGGTTCGGACAACCGGTTCGTGAACATGTTGAAGCAGCAGCTAAACGCTATACAGCAGGGCAAGTCGACGAAGCAGTTGTACCAGATGGGGGCGAAGCAGAGGCCCGATACAGTCTTAGACCTACAGAACCTTCCGTTCGACCCAGCACAGGCGGCGGGCGAGGCATCACTCTTGGAGAGCGACAGGAAGGAGCGGGAACGTTCAGCGGCATCCACTACGGCAAAGCCAAAACAGAAAGACTAAGCGGGAGTATGTTTGGCTCCGGCATTCGCGGAGAAGAATCCAAACGGTTAGCTCAGAGCAGGGACCCACGTATCAAGCGGCGGGTCTACTTCTACATCCCCAATGATGTTGGGTTTGTGATGCGCCCAGAAGCAGGTTTGGGCCAGCACGTTTACACGCAGACCTTTGACAACATCCTCCCCTCTGGGGATGAGATGTCTCGTCTATACCGTTCCGTAGACAAAGACTTCAATGCGTTTGAAAGCGCAGTGGTTGATGCGGGTTACGATGGATACGCAGTCCCTTCGCAAGGGATGATGGTCATTCTTAACCACAACGTTCCGGTTAAGTACGAAGGTCTTGCCAACGAACTCCGTACTCAAGGCAAGCTTGTAAACAACAAGATTAAGTACAGCCTTCGCGCCAACCCGGCCCAGACAGAAACGCCTGAGTTTAAACAGTGGTTTGGCAAGAGCAAGATAGTCAACAAAGAAGGCGAACCCAAGGTCATGTACCACGGCACTTCCCGTGACATTACTACGTTCCGCCCTAAACAAGCTGGTGCCATTTTTGTAACTGACAACCCAGACTTTGCTCATATCTTTTCTGGGTTTTCAGAAAAGTACATGGTCAAAGAGTTTGAAAACAAACTTTCAAATGAAGAAAAAAAACAACTTTTGCTTGAAGTTTTAGAGAAAACAAAAAAAGAACTTCCGCAACTTACAGTCAAAAGACTTCTTGATAACATAAACAATTCTCAAAATCTTTATGTAGGCCCCGGCGGTTTTCTTACCCAAGCCCACTTTCTTAATGTTCCTTTTGGAAGCAATTTAGTTAAGGAAGTACAAGCTAGATTAGAGTCGCGTCAAAACATAATGCCTGTATATGTAAGGGCAGAGAATCCTTTTGACTACAAAAACGAAGAGCATGTAAACAAACTTGTAAATGCAGTATCAAAGCTTTCTGAAAATAAACAAAACGAACTGTATGATGAGTTGGGGCTTGAGCCAATAGAAAAAACTAGACTATTGGATTTTAAGAATGCTATTGAAGATGGCGTATGGGAAGCAATAGAATCGCCAGAAGTTCAGAAACTTATTAAGAAGTTTGGGCACGACGGTTTCTACATCATAGAAGCAAAGGAAAGAAACCTTGCCGTCTATGAGCCATCGCAAATCAAATCTGCGACCGGCAACATCGGCACATTCGACATCACCAACCCAGACATCCGTTACTCTGTCCGGGCAAATCTTCCTGCCTCCACTAACGCACGTATTGATGCGACTACGGGGCAGAGAAAAACCGAAGGGTTCATGGATCGAATCCTTAGTATCTTTAATCCTGATACCCGTGCAAAGCTTCGTGCTGGCTTTATCTTCCAGTTTGAAGCCCTTGAAAGAGGCACCAAGGCCCGCGCAGCTAAGTATGGTAACCGTGAGTACATGGCGGACGTATCTGCCACTGCCGCCGCTCTGGAGTCGATGCGGTCGAAACAGATCGTTGCCGCCGCGATGCGTGACGGAGTTCCGGTTTACCGCAACGGCTTCACCACCACAGACAATTTAAACGGCACACAGAAGGGTCTTCTGGATATCTTCTCGCCACTTGCTGCAACTGGTGATCCGGATGTTTGGAGATGTTTCCAGTACTACGCTGGTTCTAAACGCGGAGCCAGACTAGATGCCGAAGGTCGCGAGCATCTGTTTACACAAACGGACGTACAGGCAGCGAACGCTATGGCCGCGCAGTTTAAACGAGATGGCATAGATTTTGATGCGGTCTACAAGGAATATCAGAAATGGAATGATGCCCTTGTTAAGTACATGAAAGATACGGGGGTTCTGTCTGCCGCCGATGCTGCGTACTTCACCAAGTTTGGGGATTACATTCCGTTCTATCGCCAGATGGACGGCGAATCCACGGTGGGTCCTAAGATCTTCTCTGCGATTGCCGGTGTTCAGAAACCTAAAGCGTTGAAGGGTGGAACTGAAAAGCTTGGTGACTTCCTTGAGAACGTGATACGTAATGCTTCTGCCGCTGTTGATGCTGGTATGAAGAACGTTGCCGCGAATCGAGGTATTAGAGATGCGCTCGACCTTGGGACTGCGCGGCAGGTAAATGTTCCTAATCAGGACTCAGTCAGCGTTAAAGAGAACGGCGTTACCAAGCACTACGAACTTGATGACCCGCTCCTCTTTGAAGCGTTTAAAGGTCTTAACGTTCCTCGGATGCCTTGGCTACAGATTCTTGCAGCGCCAGCGGATGTGCTTCGGAACTTCGTGACCAAGGACCCCGGATTCATTCTGGCTAACATCATGCGTGACTCTGTCTCGGCATGGGTTACCTCGGGTTCAGATATGAAGCCCGTGATTGATTCGTTTAAACAGTTTGGCAAGATTCTTGCTAACCAATCCCCGGAAGCGGTTGCTATGGCTAAGGCCGGTCTAGGTGGGTATGAGTTTAAAGGCTCCCTCAAAGACAGCGCAGAAGCCTTTGAGAAGGCTTTGAGAGCTAAGACAGGAACCAGAACTAAGACCGAGAAAGCTTTGCTTCCAGTTACCGCTCTTTGGGACATGCTTGAGCAAGGCTCTAATGCCTCTGACTTGGCAACCCGCGCAGAGATCTATAAGCGCACTTTAGCTAAAACCGGCAACGAAGCAGAGGCACTGTTCCAAGCATCGGAGGTGATGAACTTCTCCCGCCGTGGGAGCTTCCAAGTGATGCAGATCCTTACCGCTGTCGTTCCATTTATGAACGCCCGCATCCAAGGTTTGGATGTTCTCTATCGCTCTGGGTTTGGTCAGGCCGCGAACGTTAACAAAGAGCGGATGCAGAAAGCTTTCATTGTTCGTTCTCTTTCGATCCTTGCTATGACAGCGGCTTACTGGGCATTAGTCCATGACGATGACGAATACAAGAAACTTACAAAGGAAGAACGTGACGGATACTGGATTGTTCCGGGGCTGACCTTCAACGACAAGCCCTTCCGGTTCCCGATCCCGTTTGAGATTGGCGTGCTGTTTAAAGTGTTCCCTGAGCGTATCCTAGAATACACAATGGGTCAGGACACCGAGAAGGACTTCAGGGAATCAATCACCCGCAACATTGTAGATACGCTCAAGTTCAATCCAATACCTCAAGCGTTCATCCCTATCTATGAAAACATCAGCAATCATTCCTTCTTTACAGGAGAGAAGATTGTTGGTCGCGGTCTTGAGGATGTAGCTAAACCTCTTCAGTACACCGCATCCACATCACTTGGGGCGCGGTGGCTGGGAGAACAAACCGGCATGTCTCCAATACAGATAGACAACGTTATCCGGGGCTACACGGGCACAATGGGTATGTACGCGGTCAACATGCTGGACTCGGTCTTTTCGAGCCAAGGAGACCCAGTTAAAGCCACTACAAGGGCGGAGCAGTTGCCTGTTATTAAGAGGTTCTTTGCCTCTGATTCTGGTACGGTCGCTCAGTACTACGATCTGAAAGACGAGGTTGATGAGGTTGTACGTACAGTTAATTTCTTGGAAAGAAACGATCCAGATAAGCTAGAGGAATATCTTAAAAAGAATGAGAACACTTACATGTTGAAAGACTTTGTAAGGTCTATTGATAAAGATATGAAACAGATTAGAGAATATCGCGGCGCGGTTAACGCAGACAAAGATATGAGTGGCGATGAAAAGCGCGTAATCCTAGATGAGCTTCATCAATACGAAGTGGCTCTAACCGCTGATATCAAGGCAATCAGAAAAGAGTTCCATTAAACATTTTTCCAAGTGTGCCCTTTGGCTATATTCCACAATGTGTGATAAGAAAACCCAGTTTCTTTTGCAAGTTTGGCTGGCGTAGATTCTTTTGATTTTAGTTTTTTAACTATATAAATTGGAACTTTAGCGGCGTGATGGTTTTCGCCTTCTGGGTAGAGACCGCGTTTTTGCCGGTCTTTCATATTTCCCTTTTGAACATCCCAACGAAGGTTTTCAATCTTGTTGTTTTCTGGATTGCTATCGTTGTGGCATGCAAGTTGCCCAAGTTTGGGTTGCCCAACAAAAGCAATTAGCATTGCTCTGCTTACAAGCATTGAGTATTTTTTACCATTTGCACCAAATCTAAATTTTATATACCCGCATTTGTCTTTGTAAGTTGTTAATAACCTGCCTTTGTAATTTTGTTTAACCGTGGAGTTTGATAATCCACAGTGTTTTTATACGGTTCTTGGATAGGTATAAACTCTTCCAAAATTTGAAACTGCAATAAATTCCTCAAAACCGGGCAAGTCTTTAAACTCCTCCCCTTGCATAACCAAGCAATCTATAGACTTCGTCAATAAGCTCATCTTCGGTAACCTCGTAGTATTTCACAAAGGCTTTGGTGCCCATTCCATGAATTCCCATGTTACCCCTATGATGAGAAACGCACAAGGGAAATGAATCCCAGTGGCTGGCTCTTTTCCCAGCCCCGGTTCCAGTTCTTTTGTGATGTATTTCGCTTGGCGAATTTGGGTATCCCATCCTGTTACAGATGAGACATCCAAGCTCCGCAACAGCACTTAGGTGTTTCTTTTCAGCTTTGGTCAATGCTGTATGACTTCGCGGTTTTCATGTTTATAAAAGCGTTGGTCCTGTTTGCGGAGCCGCCGTTGATAGTGGCTTGAGTGACAGTTGTTTCTAATCTAAGCGGGGCAACAACATTCCCCAAACTGTCAGACACCACTATTGTCATAACAATACCAGACTCAACCAAGTAAAGAATCCCATAAAACGGAACGGCAAGATCCTTTGAGATCCTTATGCCTGAGTTTAACTTCTCCCAAGTGACCAGCCATTCATTGCTAAACTTTGTCTTGAAGTCATCTAGGGATGTGTTGTAGCGGCACTTGGTTTCAACTACCGCTACAACCTCATCTTTGATGATGACCGCGTCAACAAAGGCGGCTCGATGTTTCGGGGTTTCAACGTACTTCAAATTGAACGTTGACTCAAACCATCTCTTAACGTCTCTCTCGTCACTGAGGGACTTCTGTCCCTTGGGCGTCAGTATGTCCAATTCAATGAACAGCCTCACCAAACTCCACATTGATTTTGTGATCAATGTATTCGTCCAGTTCCTGTTCGTTGTTTAAACCTTCTGAAATGTCACGCTCTCGTCCCGCCAAGAACTCGCGGCGCAACCATCTATAACGATTTGATTCCAATAACCTACGCTCAACTGCTTCGATAAGTTTATTGCCCATGATATGGAAACACCATTGATTTGATTTTATCGAATACGGACGGGAGTAAAGGATCGCCGCATACTAGATGCTCCTGCAACCTGTGCATGTCATAGCACATTGATGCGTGGCGATACCACACAGGGTGATAGCTGATCCCAATTCGGGACTTGTCCCAGTCCTTTATGAACTCACCGTTTACTAACATATGCGCTCCAGTAGGCTCCGTTTTTTGCAAGCTTTGCAATTTTCTCAAAGGTGCCTATAAGATCTTCGCCTGATGCGCTCTGCTCTTGAAGCTTTGTCGTTAGTTGCTTTAAAAGCACCACAGCTTCAGCTATGTAAATCTTTTCATCCTCCATCGCTCACCTCGATAAGTTTGTTTAAATACCACGCAGCTTTTTTCAAGTCTTCAACCGGGTCACCTTTATGACCAACCCGGCTCAGATACTTCATACAGTTTAAACGCAGATACCCGGCAAATTCTGCCGGTGTGCTCTTCGCTTCTAGGTAGTCGATTGTTTCGATACCACCTTTCAAGTAATGCTCAGGGTGATTCACCATATCCATAATCAATGTGCCTCGGTAGGTTTCTAAGGATGTAAGAATAGTCAGGTTCAACCGATTCCGGCCCTGCGTTATATAGCAAATACTTTCTGTTCTGTTCTCTAACCTCTTTCTTTACTATCAAACCCGCGTCATACAATCGTTTGAGTATTCCCGACAATGCTTTCCTGTTCACCCCTTCTACGTCAATGTCTTTGTAGATAACCTCTCCTTTCTCTTTTAAATACTCAAGAACTTTTTGTTGACTCGTCATATTCTTTCAGTTGTTGATTAAGACGTTTGTGGAATGTTGACTCGCTGTCATCAGCAGAAACCAACCAGTCAATCCTTTGTACATAGATGTATGCCCTTCTTAACATCTCTACTGCGCGTTTAAATTCAGCAATAGTTTCGTCTTTGTATTTGTAATCCCAGCCAACATCTTCGTTATCAACAATGTGTTGCTCGATGTCATCGGCAATCTGTTGAAGTTTGTATTGCTCGTAATTAAATAGACCTCCGCTCATGACCAATCCTCATAAAATTTTACAATTGGAATAACAACGCCGCATCTATCGCATCTGTCGTGCGTGTGCCGGTAATGGGCGTCAACGCAACTGATGGTGATTTTGTGGCCGAACAACCAGCACAGAATCTTAGCCACCGTTCTTCTCCTCTAACTTGTCTTGTGCAAAAAGAACACCAGCAATAAATGACGCATAGTTATCTGATTGTTCTGCGGCGTGGTCAATTTCTTCGTCCGTCAGCCCGACCCAATCGCGTTTTTGTTCTTTTAACGCGATGTTCTTTTTCATCAACAAGCTAATGGTTTCAATCTGCGAATGCATTGATGCATGGCATTTTTCGACTTCTGCTCGCAGGAATTCAACTTCGGTTGTGTAGTTCATGTGTTCTTCTCCTTCAGCCTCGCCTCAAGCGCGGCTATCATGTCTATGACATACGGGCGATTTGCAAGGCTTATTTCTTTAGCCTCTTCTTTAGTTAGCCCGACCCACTGGTGCTCTGGTTGCGCCAGCCTATCGCGCAGAGCGGTGATAGCGGCGTGAATCAACTTGTCTTCAGCCTCCGTTGTTTCGGTATAGATGTATTCCAACGCATCCAGCGCCTGTTGCATAAGTTCGCGGTCAGTCATTTCTCTCCCCTTGCGCGGATAGCGTTAGCAACACCGCTCGGGCAGGTGTCGCAAGTCGGCTCATATGATTCAGCTACGCTTGCACACATTTCTCGTTCCCGCTCCGCAACTTGCCACTCTAATTCTTTTAATAGATCCTCGATACTATCGCCATGCCCCGTTGCATAGCCGCGTTCGATCATCCAGTGTGCAAACTTCTCCCGCTCATGCGCGGCAACAAGTTTGACGAAGCGTTCAAGGTCTTTGTCTCGTATTTCCCAAATGTCCCACTTGTCTGGGTTGGCACAATCTCTAGCACCAGCTTCTATTGCTATGCGAATGATGTCTTCTCTGTTCATGGTTTTCCCGTTCGGTAATTTTGATTCGCCATTAGTAGGCTTTCCTGCGGATTCTTCCCGTTCGGTAATCATGCTATTTTGTCCTTGAACCCGCTCGGGGTTAGTCGCTTAAAGCAAGCCTCGCACTTCCAACGGAACCCCTTCCCGTTTGACGTTGGAACCTTGTGGCTTGCCGGGTTGACCCTGCACTGTTGGCAGTTATGTTTCATTTTCTAGCCATTTGTCCTGCAAGGAACGCTTCCTTTACAACTTTTTCTTGGTTGCCCACACGCAGCAACTGCGCCTTTAAATGGGCAATCTCTTTCTCAGAGTTTAAAGCCCCTGCCTGAAACCCAGCAGACCATGCGTCATACATGTAACCTTCTATGGGGTTGTATCCACCAGCGGTTGCGTTATTTCCGTAAGTGCTGCCCCACCATTCTTGCCAAGATTTCATACTCTTGCCCTTATTAAGACTTCAAGTTCAGCAGTTGTTAAGCTACGGGGTTTGCCCTTAAACAGTTCTTTTTCGACCCAAGGGCGCGTCCACATACATCTGAACTCCGGCCTAGCCTTCGACTCCAGCAACTCGCTGGTGGTCCATACATCGCCGCCTAGACCTACCCACTCATGCGGGTTGATGTAGTGCGGTACATAGTATTGTTCCGTGGTTGGAATCCTGAACACCGGCTCTAACTGATAGTCGGTTTCTCGTTTGTCTTGAATGTTCATGCGTATCACCTTTATATTTTCTTTGAATCTATGTCATTGACTTTAGTCATTATCAAACCCTGCAACTTTAGTATTTCAGTTGTTAGGTTAAAGAATTTTATTTCTTCATCAGATGCAATAGGTAAGCTATCAGAAAGATTATGAACAGTATGTATATCGCTGGAAACAGACTTACCACTTTCTGTGTCTCCGTCTTCTTTTGATTGCAAGGATTCCTTCATCTTTTTCCTCCAACATGTCATCAGCAATTTCAAAGGCAATCTCTACAATTTCAGATGGGTTCAAGTCAGGCTTTGATTGAACCAATCCGTTCATAGCCAATGCCGCTATAAACAACCTCAAATCATTGTCCATTCCGCAGTGCCGCCTTCAGGTTCTCGCACACCAAATCGGCAAACGATTTCCCGCTCGGGAACATCATCTTCGCACCTTCGGTTTCCTTGGCGATCTTTATCGCCTCGTTTAAACCTTCATTGAACCCGGTGTTGAAGTCGTTCCCTTGTAGCCTCATCCTTAGTCCCTCCCTGATCACTTGGCTTGCAGTCATTTTTGACTGCTGGGCGTACTTAGACAGGGACTCTTTGTCTTCCGGGGTTATGTAGATCATTACCGGGGTGACGGTCTTAAAACGTGTTTTTGAATTGCTCATATTGTTTAATCAACTCGTCAAAAAGTTTCTGGGCCTCAACATCGCTATTGAGTTCTGTTCGGGATTCGATTCCACAGAACATGTAGATAGCATTGACAGCATCCTGTTCTGTCACACCTTCAGCGTTGAATTCGTTGTAAACCCAAAACTGAAAGTCGCGGTCGCGGCATAAAATACCCGCTTTCTGTACCCTGTCTAGGTAAGTGACAGGCTCTTCATCATCGCCAATCTTAGCTAGAGCGCACCCGTATCGGGACCCAACAACATCCCTAAACAACTCGTCAGGGATGTCGTTGGGGTGGATTCGTAGTGTTAGTACGAACCCAGCAGCATCCTGTTTAAGCGCGATTTTCTGGCACTCAAACATTAAGGCTTTCATTCGCTAAACACCTTCGCTTCAAGGTAGCCAATCACAATCAATGCGGCTTTGTGTTGTTTCTCCACCTTTTCAATATGAAGCTTGGCGGCATGCAAATCTTTGCGAAGTGTTTCAACTTCAATTGTCAAATGCAAAATTTCTGTCTTTGCGCTCTTTAAATTTGCATTTGCAATCATAGCGTCAACGTTTGCTTGAACGGCTTTCTCTCTGATTTTAGTAACAGGAGATTTTCGTTTGCCAACGGGTTTATTTTTACTGCCCTTCCCGTTTTTTACTCCGAGTGGACGACCGGGACCACGTTTAAACGGAGCCACGGAGGTTTCTTCTCCTGTAATTTGCACGGCGGGGGTATCAGAAAGGGATGTCATCGTCTTGTTCCTCTTGTTTAGGTTGAACTCTTGGTACTGCTGGTGGAATCCACTGGTCTACCTTCAATGAAAGATAAGATTTACCAGAGGTTTTCGAGACTGATTTCCAGCCCGAAAGCTTTACAACGGCCATGCCGTCAGAATCGATATCCAATGTCTTGGTATCAATGAAAACGTCGCCTTTCATGTCAGGACTATTCTCACTGCTCTTGACATTGATCTTGAACAAAGACCCTGTATTGGGCTTTGGTACAAATTTTTGTTCCACGTTAATCCTTTAGATTAGATTTAAGTTCACCAAACCGCGCCTTCAACTTCTCATAAAGCTCAGGCGATTCTTTCTTCAGGTTGTTGATATCCTCCTGATTCTTTTTCCATATATCGGCAAGCTCTGCCTTAGTGGTCAATAGGTTTGCCCATTCGATTGTCTTTTCCACAAAGAGGGCGTGATTGGGGTTCTCCGTTTTCTCTACAAGTTTATCTACCTTACGTTCCGCAGGTGCAGGAGGCTTCTCCGCTTGCGGTGCGGCATCGACCGCATCATGCTCGGTTAGCTCAAGCGCCATCAGCCATAGATACCTGCGAAGGTAGGTATGCGTCGAACCCAAGTCCTGAATCTGTTGCCCTTTAGGATTGTGTGCAGACACAACCGGACTAACAAAGGCAACCGACCCTGTAGCGTCAGTGTCGTGGATCGTTAGGGTTGCGTTGCTTCCCTCGAAACTAAACACCCCAAGCAACCCAACATCATTAAAGATGCGGTGGGTATGGGGAAGGAAGTCCCCAAGCTCAAAGTATTCATACCCCGCAAACTTGTTCTTCCCACTCTTCTTCATATCCACGGAAAGAAGCTGAACCCTAGCCTCAGCAAGCTTCTTATAAACAGTCATAGCGACTCCAAGTATTTACGTGTAAGTGTTTGAGCCATAGACAACACGCAATCAGCAATGTGGTCTGCCGTCTCCGGTTCGTCTTCAATGAAGTCAATGTCTTCTTGTTTAATGCTTGAAGCCATTGCCAACATAAAATCCAACGTAAGCTCATCTCTAGTCTTCATCTTTGCTCTCCTGTTTAAACTGCGAACACCAAGCGGCAACACCGCAATAATTTCCGGTACATCGTACCGGCTCACCCTTACGTTCAACAACGTTGAACTTAGGATCTGTTTCAGCTAAGGCGATTGCCTCCTCGCTATTGTCGTAGACACGAACAGCAGTCTTACGACCTTCTTTCATAACTGCCCATTTATCTCCGCGAATCCAGCGATCACTGTCTGTACACAAGGGAAGCTCATCGCCCCAGTCGGCAGAAACTTGTGCCTGACGGTGCGCCTCGATGCGGTCGCGGATGAACTTCTCGATGACGGAATATTCCCAAATGGGTATATCGACCATTTGGATGGGTGCCTGTGGGTAGTCTGGTTTGATAGCGGCTTCGCGGCGGGACCAGTCCCTGATCAGGGCGCAGATTTTGATCGACCGCACCTTCTTGCCTTTCACCCTATTAACAAGGTAGGCATAACAGTTCTGCTGTTGGTGCCAATCGTCCTTGTCAGCCCGTAGGGACCACGCGGAGGTGAACTTGTAGTCCACGATATCAACCATGTCCCCATCGACGCGCTGGAGGTCAATGGCACCCGATAGACGGACCCCGTCAATGTCTAGAAACAGGCGCTCTTCGCTAATGTGACCTTCGACCTGACTACGTTCTGCCACTACGTGGAGGGCAGAACCCATCATTGACCACAACATGTCAGAAAC